TGCTTTGGGTGGGGGAATCGCTGACTCAGGAGGAGTTGCAATGTCGCCCTCTGTCATTTTAGGTTCGCCACGTTTTTTGGCAGTATCCTGTAAAACTCCCGTACCTGTTCTATCTGTTTCTACTTTAGATACCGTTCTATCTTGTATATTAAGACGTTGACCTGGCTGAACCAATGTACCTTGATCTGCTTCTGGCAATCTTCTGTTCAAATCGCCTAATTGCTTTTCGTCAATTTCACCTCTTCTGAAAGCATTAAGTATGTCATCAAAGGTAGCTTCTCCTGCATCAATCGCTCTTTCTAAAATTTTTCCTGCTGTTTGTGCTCTTTTAGGCAAAAGAGCTACTAGGCTTTCTAAAAACCCTCCGCCAGATAGTTGAGCTATGCCGCCCATAGCGTAATCTTGTGCTTCATTCTTCATGGCTGAATCTCTGACAAGATCACCAATCCCTCCTGCAGCTTCCACTATTTCAGGAACTTCACCAACCACTCTTCCTGTTTGACTTGCTCCGTAAGTTGCTCCAACTGGGGCCATAGCTTGACGAATCACTCCCGCGTCTGGATTGCTAGGCTTTCCTAAACTTTCAACTTTATTAATTAAGTTGTAAAGCTTCTTTCCTTTATAACCCATGCGCGCCAGTTGAGTGGCTATGGCGGCAGGTGCAGTTACACCGCCTGCCATGAGGGCAGCAGAGGTTGTAGCCATGCCGACATCAATTGGGTCATCTGGATCAACTACAAAAAACTCAAACAACATTCTGCTCATGCTGTCTTCTTTTGGCTGTTCCTCTCGCAAAAACTTAGGAGTGTATTCAGGCACAGCCATTCCGCCTTCTTCATACCCCCGCACAGGCGCAACGCCTGCCATGATGCCCATGCCTTGGCGCTGTTGAGGCGTTTGAAACATTGGTCGCTGCATGATTTGGTTGTACATCATCCCGCCCTGGTTCATCCCTTTTGCCTCCGATAAAGCAATCGCTATGGCTTGCTTTGGATTTGTTACCTTTCTACCCGAACCGCCTGACTTGAGAGTCCCATCTTTGAACTCTCCCATCACTTTGCTGATCTTTCTTTCGCGCTTAGATCTTTTCACGGCTGCGGTTTACTTTAGAGTAATCAACACGATAGTAGCCATCATCGCCTACAATAACTGCGCTTGGGTCTACTTCTTTGAGTTCCTGTGCAATCACACCCTCAGTCGGATCATCAATACCCATAGCCTTGGCGGTGTCATTCCAATCCCATGTGTACCAGCCTACGCCTGGTTGAACTTCATCGATCTTCATTACGTTTTCTTTGAGTCGAATATCAGAGAAAAGACTTCCAATTCCACTCACTAGATTTCCTAAGAAACCTCCGACTTGCCCAGCTTTTGCCACTTTACTTGGCTCTTGATAAGCGCCTGCTTGGCTTGTGCCCATTTGGAACCCGCTGGTGTACTGAGGCATGAACGGTGCGCCACCTTGCAGCAATGCTTGGCCACGCTGCAATCTCATGAACGGCTCATCAGCCATTTGAGTAGCGGCTCTGTACTGCGCATCAAGGCCGGCCTGCTGTATGCCGCGGCCTGTTGTTCCTAACTGACCCAGAGTTTGTATCTGAGTTCCTAGCATTTGCTGCCCTTGCTGGCCAAGACCTGCAATACCTGATGCGGCTGCACGTTGTGCGGCTGCAGTTTGACCACGAGCTTGTAACGCGGTACCAAACTGATCTTGCGTAAGAGCGCCAAGACCTTGAGCAGCTTGTGCTCTTCTGCCCATCTGCTGGCCAAATATATCTGCGCCAAGGCGCTGCCCTTGCAGTGCCATCTGACCTAAGTTTTGACCAACTCCAGCTTGGCTGGCCAGAAGAGAGCCGATGCCCTGCTGCCCTGACAATCCAAGCTGCCCACTTTCAAGTGCGCCTCGTTGAGCTAACTGCTCTGCGCTCAAACCAAGCTGACCCGCTTGCTGAGCCGCTTGTAGCGATGTGCCTGCACCCGCTTGACCGAGTGACCCTGTAAGCTGTGCAGCTTGCTGGCGACGAGCTTGAGCTTGTTCAAATGCTTGTTGAGCCTGCTGTGCGGCTTGCTGAAATCCTTGTGATCGTAATTCAGCACCAGTTCTAGCTTGTTGCTGCAACACATTACGGCCAATCTCAGCTTCTTGTATCGCTCCACGAGATCCACCAAACGCGCCTGCTCGTATCTGCTGTGCGCGTGCATCTCTTTTCTGTTGTTCGCCTAGTCTTGCAATCTCCGCTTGTTGAGCATCAATTACTTGTTGCGTGAAGGGATCTTGGAACCTAGCGATGCCTGCAGGATCAAACTGCTCACCAGTGCCTGCAAGCCCAGCTATACCCTGAAGGGCTGCTGCACGGCCCATTTGACCAGCAGAACGTAAATCTGCACCAGCCATTTCGGTTTGTGCTCGCGCTCTTTGCGCAGCTTCTGCAGCGCCTGTTTGTGCACCACCAACTTGACCAGCTATACCCTCTGCCGCACGACCTATACCAGCCGCTGAACCACGCATAATGTCTGCCGCTTCTTGATCTACAAGGTTGCGGCCCATGCGCGGGTCATAGTTTCCAAGACTTAGTTCATAAAGTTCACGCGCTCTTGGATCAGCGAACAAACCAGCTGTAGCCGGGTCAAAGTCAGAGGTGGTTTTTCTAAATAAACCTTGCGCCTCGGCCAGTTGCGCACCAAAACCACCCAACCCTTGCGCAGCGTTACGCGCTTGAATCTCTAATGGTGAGAGACCAGCGACTTGTTGTATTGGTATCGGTATAGGTTGCCCAATAAGACCTGTGTCTCCTGGCTGACCACTACCAAAATAAGCAGCAAGTATGTTTCTAGTTGCCAACTCCATTGCTGGATCGGCAAACGTCTGCCCTGCGCGAGGTAGAACTATAGGCAGAGTATCGTCAGTTTGTACTGTGCTGCTTTGTAAAAGATTCATAACCATGGCTAAGCTTTCCTCATCGCTTGCTCGCCTGCCTTCTGCAGGGCATACATCATGCGAGCGCCCTCACGGCGTTGTTCTGCTTTTGATTTACCAGCGCCATTTAGTTTACCGACGCCACGAACAGCCTTAGCGTTTACAACAAATTCGCCATCGCTAAGCATTGCAGGAATATCATCAGATGTTTCTGTTCCAGGGCCAGATATTGGGCCGTTCATGCGAGGAAAGTCTACGTCACCGCCCTCTGCAAGAGCCGCTAACCCGCCACTCTGCATACCTCCAACCATGGAGGCTAGTTGCGCTATTTGACCAATGTCTGGGCCGCTAGATGAACTTGCGCTTGGATCTCTTCCTGCACTTGGGTTTGATCTCATGCCCCCTCTATTTTTCATAATTAGAGCAATCAGTTCTTCTTTAGACATGTTTTCAAGATCAGCAGGAACTTGAGATGATGAGCCGCCAGCCAATTCGGAAGAAAAATCTCTTAATCTTCCGCCTAAATTTGACATCATTTTTCCAAATTTTTGCATGCCTGTTGGTTCAGAGGCAGGCGCACCTCCATACAAATCCATTCCTCCAGGCATGCCTCCACCACTCATCTGCATAGGTAAGCTTGCGATGCCACCATCTGCCATGGTCATCATGACGTTGTCGCCAATGGAGCCTTGAATATCCTGAAGATCGCTAAGACTTAGTATTCCTCTAGGCATGCCGCTTGAAACAAGCAAATTATCGTCGCCAAGAATGTCATCATAATCCTCTATTTGAAACGGGCCACGCCGTATGGCTTGATCTAGTTCAAAATCTTTGAACGCATCCCGCATATCATCTCGCCGCTCAAAGTTCATCTCGTTAGCTTGATCAACAAGTTCAGCAAGAAGGATTGCGTTTTCTGTTTCAAGATCAAGAGGATCACTTATTCTTCCGCGGTCTATTGCAGGTTCAGATCTTTCAAAAGAACCGCCGCTTGGCGGAGGTGGCGCAGCAGGCGCTACGTTTGTTTGCGGGTAGAATGGCGTGGTTGTGCCTGGACGATTACCATAGGTCATTCCAGGCAAAGCTTGATAAGCTAAAGAGGCTGCAAATGGACTCGGTGCTCCACCCAAAAAATCAGGACTTGTCTGCAGTTCAGGCTTCTTTTCCTGAAGAGGACTAGCAGCAAATCTGTCAAATAAAGCATCATTAGATAATATTTGTGCAGCACGTTGCCTGCCTACGGTCTGTAAACCACTTATTTCTTTGCTTGACTTTGGTTTTCTTCCCATATTAGTTACCGCCTTCTAGCATCTCCAACGTCTTCTTGCTTGTCTTAGCCTAGAGTTAGGATCTTTTGCTGCTTTAGGAAACTTCTTCATTTGCCCTGCAGATCGTGCGCAAAAAGACTTTCTGCGTGCTGCACGTTTACCCGTGGGCTTTTTTTCTGTCACAGCAGTCTGGAGTTTACTACCAGGATTTGCTTTGCGATACGCTTTTACACCAGCTTCTGTCATGCCAGCGCCTTTACTTGTGGGGCGAAAGTTCTTTTTATTGCGCTTCGGCATCTTATCACGGCGTCGTTTCTTAACTTCACCACCGCCATTGAACTCTTCTGCGTATCGTCTAAACATCAGGAGTACCTAGTTCTCTTGCGTCGATCAGACATGACAGCGCCGCAGCCACGGTGATTGCGACGAACTTCGCCACCTTTTGCTTTCTTTATAATCGTCTTAACATTTGTTGGCTTGCCGCCTACACCCTGCGGTTTGGCACGCTTTCGACGCACTGCACTACGTCGCTCGCTCTCAGTCATTTGTTTTGCTTTTGCCCTAGGCACGCATTTAGGGTACTTGCGCTTTGAGCCTTTTACTTTGGCCCGGCCACAGGCTTGGAACTTACCGTCTTTTTTCGGTGCTCCAATATCTACCCAATCACCTTTTGGGCCTTTGCCAAACCATTCTTTTAAACTCATGTTTTCTTCTTTTGTGAGTTAATGAACTGCCTATATACCCTTGCTGCTCCAACCTTCTTGGCTACTTTTGCTCTTTGCTCCATGGCGATCGCTGCTTGTATCTTATGAGCATGTGTTCTTCCAGATCGTTTGATCTTTGTAACACTAGCTTTCGCATCATCTATGGTCGCAAACTTTAAACCCTTGATAGTTCCCTTTGGATTCTCATCGGTGTAAAGGTCGCTATGCTTTTTGCTTCTAGCAGGCTGACCTTTCTTCCTTGGTATCCTAGGGTTGCTTCTCATATGTCAATCAATCTGGCCCTTTTGGCTACGAACCCGCCAGCATTTTTTCTCACTATTCCTCTGCCTCTTGCAGATGCTGGAGACGTGCGAACTTTCTTAGCTGCAGAGGACGTACCACTGCTTTTAGGCTTTGGGCCTTTGAAGTCTTTGCGCTTTACGCCAGATGGATCTTTGATCTTGCCTGCACAAATCTTACTTGCGTAAGCATTCGCATATGCTGAAGGGTATACCTTGAACTTGCGCTTGGCTGCGGCTTTCCCTCTTGGGCACAGTTTTGTCATGAACCTACACTCACTACTATTGCTCCCGCGTTTATCACCTGAACAGAACCAACCTGACCTTGCGCTTCAAGAGGGTCAGTTGTGTACGGTAACTCCTGAGACAAACTAATCCAGTTGTTACCATCAAACACCTGTAAGGTATTGATAGTTGTATTCCAGATTAAATCACCTGTATTGAATTTCAAAGTGTCTCTTTTCTCTCGCGTGAACTGTGGCGTGGCGTCTGGATCAAATGCATCTAAGCTAAGTTCAAGCAAGCGCACTGTTCTGTTGAACGTAGTGCCATCAACAGCAGCGCCATTGTTGATGAGCGGTAATCTGCTTTTTAATAACTTGCTCATCGTCTACCGTTAGGTTGTATATCTAAACGAGTTCCGCCCACTCTAAAACCAACGCCAAGTTGAGAGTCGGTAACTGCATCGTCATCAGATTCAAAGCGCACAACTGCTTGCCGACCACGCGCTCTAGTATCAACCTTGGTGGTTGAACTTGTGATTGCAGTGGTTTGGTCAGTGGTCAAATCACTACCGGGGAAGTTACGAGCTTTTACAACTACGTTGATGGTTTGATTTTCACCTGAACCCGTGAACTTGATGTCAGGTATGCAACGACGTATGAACTGAAACTCCTCGCCATCGCCTATATCAAAGTCAGCAGATTCAATGAATACGTTAGTCATGGGACTACCATCATCGTCATGTCCTGTTTCATGTTGAAACAAAAAGTGAGATGAGTTGGATTTACCTGCTGCTCTTGGAAAAGCAACAATGCCTTCATCAAGCCATGCCGTTCTAGACAGTTGGCCAATGTTCCATGTTTGCTCCTCGTAGTTATATGCAACAAACCTATCAATGACCACTGAGTCTGCAGAACAATAGAACCAACCGACTTCATTAAACTGCTTGTTAACAAAGGCAAACACTTGAAACGCCTGGCCTTCGTTGAAGTCATCAAAAACATATGATTTTACTGAACAAGGAACAGGTGTGACGTTGCCTCCGTATGAATAGAAGCCTTTCTTGTCCATCCAAAAGACGCCAGCAGGCGTGTTCACGGCACCATTAGGGCCAATCAAGCTGACGCCTTCGTTGATTAGATTAAGGCCAAAAGTCAGGGGTGGCCCAATAAACTGCAAGCTGTACAGCGCAACGTCTGTCCATATCAAAGTTTCTTGCCTAGCTCGCAATCCACCTATGATCTCGCTACCTGCAGAACATCTCAGTGATCCAGCAGTGTTGGTAGACTTAGGCTCAAACTCAGTGGCATTTTCTTGATCAGAGAAAGCAATCAACAAAGGGTCAATTGAACCAGTTCTTGCTGTACCTGCTGCATTTATAGGATCAGCACCAAGCACAAGAACATGTCTATCAATGTCTGAGACTATGACTTGCAACGCCTTTGTAGGAACTAAGTTCGCACCACTAATACTTGATAAGGCCACAGCCCTAGTGCTGAGGCCATTTGTTTTATCCCAGTAGTAGACGCTCCCTGCTCGAGGATTTGATATTAGATCTTCGCCAAAGTTATCCATTGACCACAAACGCAGTTGATTTGCATCAGTCAAAGCAGATGTTGAACCCCAGGCACCAGAACTCCAAGCACCCACACCCCAACCTGTGCCATCAACAAAGACATCTAATCCAGTGGTTATCTGATAGGTACCTACGGTAGAACTACCTCCATTACCGCTATCACTAGAGTTTGCTGTTACTGTCGCACCAGAGGTATCTTTGGCAGTTATGGTAAATGCACTTGTTGATGGGACAGTTGCTATCTGATATTCCTGATTCAACACTGCAGCAGTAATATTCCCGCCCAAAGAAGCTGCATCTGAAAACGTAACAAAGTCTCCTTCATTAGCTCCATGAGCAGTATCTGTCACAGTTATTGTGCTTGAACCATTGGTTGCGGCGAATGTCACATCACCTGCACCTGTTGTGCTTCGTATAGGCGTTATATCGTTGTAGCTTGTGCCTTCCTGTATATAGAGTTTGAACCTTGTGCCAAGGCCAAGAAGCTTTGTGCCATCAAGGTCAACCCACCCATGCAGCTTTCTGCCTGTGCCTTCATAAGAAGTTTGTATATATTTCTGCCAGCCGCCTATCTTCTCAGGCAACCCTTTGCGAAAACGCACCAGATTGCCATCAAACCAACCGCCCTCTGCGGTGTAGTCTGTGCCCTCTTTGTTGATGCCAGGGTTGAAGATAAACTTTTGCAGTGGCATTACGGATGCGCTCCCGTGCGAATGATCTCAGTCACTTCAACGGCTCGGTTGCCAACTTGAGTAGCCCATCGACTGTCCATGAACTCATCTGCTGCAATATCAAACTGCTCACGAGACATGGCCTCTAGTGCTTTGACAAAACCACGGAGCCGGGTTAGCCCAAGGTTGAAGCAAATATCAATCATTGCATCTTGTCGGGCTTCATTAAGTGCGCGAAACCAAAAGTAATTGTCTTCTAGTTCTTCCCGTACACGCTTGATATCGTTAGCTAGGAGATATTCAATTTCTTCTTCAGATAGTCCAAGACCGCCGTTTTCGTCTATGTTTCGCCCGACGCCCACGGTGATCATGTTTTCTGAACACTTGTATGCATGGCTACGCACACCTTCGTGACGTTTCAACATGCCTATCAATTCAATACCCATTACTTCTCCCGACTTACGCCTTGAACTTTTTCGTAGGATCTCATCGCGCCAAGGCCCAACATGCCCATCATAACGGGGACGAGCAGCGTGGTATCTATCTCAGGCACTTCAACCCAGATGCCCAGTATATTAGAAAGAATAGTGTTGTAAAAAAGACCGAGTGCACACACCCATCCAATACAAGGACGCCACCCAGCCACAAACAAAGACTTGGAAGCAGCCTCAACCTTGTTGACCTCTAGCTGGCCTTTAGCAAGCTCCTGGGCATGACGCTCTGCAAGGGTACTTAACTCAAAGGCAATGCGATTCTTTTCGTCTTTGTCTTCAATGACCTTGTCAAGCAAGGAAGTGGCTGGGCCTATAAGAGATCCGAGTATGCTCATCGTTTTGCCATATATGCAGTTGCACCAAAGTATAGCCCTACAATACTGGCCTGACTCAGAAACAGCATGTCGCTTAGAGAAGCCAAAGTGGACAAACGAGATTCTGGGACAAAAGGCATGAGTGGTAAAAGAGCGTAAACCACCATACTAGAAAGACTAATCCAAGCCATTCGGCGTTGACTATCTGCTTTCTCTTCACGCAGTTCGATTTCAACAAGCTCTTGATTTCTTTGTAATTCTTCATCGCTCACGACCCCATCTCCATCTAGGTCATATTGAGCATACCTTGATTTGGGTTCTAATTTCTTAGGACTCATTGTCACTCCGGTTTCTTCGGATCACGAAACAATATCCTGGTGCCAGCATCCGATTGCGGTATTTCACGGATCGCGCAATAGGTAGAGAAGAATCGGTTGTTGCTTAGAAGCTCATTGATCTTGCCCACCGATTGAGCGTTGAGCGCGTTGCTGTACTCAAGGCATGACGTAAGTTCTTGAAAATAAAACTCTTGGCCCGTGGGTTGCCCACGCTCCAAGACAATCAATACGAACACCATCATGGTCATGCTTTAAGATCCACAATGTCTTGCCGAAAAACCTTTGGGATTGAGGTCTGCACCTCTCCGTTGCGAAACTCATAGACAAACTCAAAGTGGCGACTTACCGCTTCTTTTTTAATCGTGGACACACGCGAAAAGGAATCCACTCTATAGGCGTCATGAATCTCTTTGGGCCTATAAAGCGGGGCATTCACACTGTTTGGGAAGGGTGGTATTTCCATCATAGCCTACGCTTTTTCTCAACAACCTGAGCTTTGACAGCCTTGGGTCTGAGTAGTTCCCAACTGAGTAGTTCTACGTCAAGTTGGTGTGCGGTGCCTAAAACGCGAGACATGGTATTTTGCACATAGATCATCCCGCCGTATTCGCACTGACGATGGTTATACCGCATCCACTCCATAGCGATGCAATGTCGATACTGTGGCGGGTTGACCAATTCCAACATCCGCCATTCTCTTAAATCGCAATATAGGTTTGGATTAGCAGGGTCATACTTTAGTTCTGGTTCTTCAGCATTATTTCGATCAGTTGTTGGAGCTTCTGATCTGACGCTTTCGCTGTCTCGGCCTGTTCCGCCAAGGAATCTACGATAGCCTCTATTTTTGTCGCATTGACTGCTGCGAGTTTTCCCGTGGCTTGGGCCTCAGCAACTGTTTTTTCTACTACTGCTTCAATACGATCTACTTCCTCTTGTGTTGCCTGAGCTTGTGCTTGACTAGCACCCCACACAACAGCACCTGATAGAATCGCTAGAAACGCTGGCAAGGCCCACGTTGGGACACGGATTCCTTCATCTGACATTTCAACCTCCTAAAAATTGTGGCACTAAAATGCTCACTACAATTAAACCAATGATCCACCACAATCTGTTACCGAAGCGGTCAATCTTTTCGTCCAAACTATCAAAACGCTTAGAACCGTCTTTCAAGCGTTCTTCTATACGCTCATACCTCAACGCACACTCTCTTTCATGTGTATTGATTTCTTGTAACGCTTTATCGCCTTTGTCCAAGCCCCATTCCTCTGCCATAGCAAGATAGCTCATGCAGCTATCTCTTCTCTAAAACAATTTAAGTTGGCCGCTACAGTGCGGCGTTCACCTTCGCCTCGGAACGGGTAAACCATGTGTTGCATCCACGATGGAAACATATAAAGCTTACCTACCTGTGGGCGCACCACTACGTTTTGCGTAGGTTTGAGCCGTTCTTTGTCCCACTGCGAGCTTTGCCCGTAATTAAAACAAAGACACCCATCAGACTCTCCAGAAGCATTATACAACCCGTAGTCCTCAGATCCTGGGCGCGGCCCTTGTTCTATCTGGGGTGGCACTTTCGTCCAGGTCGTGCAGCTAATACCCATGATGGTCTTTGTGCCGTGGTCATGGATCGGGTTGTAGTCCCCTGCATAGCTATGCACTGACCACAGATCATCTATCTCGACATTGCGGTTACCATCAAGCAACTGACCAGAACCCTTCATAAAGGCGTTAATATACTCCACACCCATAGAACGCACGAAGCCAGAAAAGCCAGCGACAAGCTCGTTATCGCAATCCATTCTAAGCTGTTCTCCCTCGCGGATCTGACCAACGAGTGTATCAGCTGCTGTGCGCCGCCCTTCTTGTTCCAAGAGGCCATCAAGATACTCGTTCAATTGAGTAACGAAGCCCTCTGGAATATCCAACTCCATCAAGAACGCTGACGGCAGGGGGTGCATCATGTAGGAGATTTCGGCCATTACTGAGCGACAGCTTCGTTTTCCTCGTTCTCGACAGGTTGAACTGCGCTCTTTATGCCAGCATCGTACATCTGAATAAGACCTACTGTTTCGTTTAGCTCTCGCTGTAAACGCGCTGCGGCCAGGCGTAACTCGTGAAGTCTTGCGATGTCGGCTTGCGTCTGCACGGGCAGATCCGGCATAGAGTATTCTTCGCCATCAATCGTGACTTTGTTTTCTTCGCTCATGGTAGCCCTTATGCTTTGTACGCTTCAGCAGCAGAGATCGCTGCATCAATGGATGACATATCCTCGCTGCCCCAATCATCCAAGTCTTTCATAAACGACAGGTAGCCAGAGCTACGCATTACGCGCTCTTTCTTTTCTGCACTGGTCATGTCGTTGCAAAACTCGTTGTCATCATCAAGACAGTTAGTAATTACGCTCACACTGCCCAGCATTGCTGAGTAGTCTTGTGCTTTTTGCTCGTCAGAGCGTGCTTCTGATTCAGCCATTGTTATCCTCCTTTAAGGGTGTTTACTTCGGCCTGTAGAGCAGTTACTTGTGCCGATAGTTCTTGTATTGCCTTGATACATACAGACACCATGTTTCCGTAAGCCAAAGCATCTGGCTCTCCAGCGTCGTCGTATTGAACAAATTCAGTTAGGCCAGCATCGTGAACTTCTTCAGCAATCAAGCCGCCAAATACCGTATCGCCATCGTTGTTGCCTTTATAAGTAACAGGGCGCAACTGTAGTAATTCAGTCAAACCATGAGTTGCGTCGTTAATACTATTCTTATAACGCCGCGATGACGTTGATCTAAAAAGTCTTCCGTCTGCACTTGCGATATGGATATTAGCTGCTGACGATGTGGTGTCGTTCACGACAAGAGGTATATGAACGTTTGCATTTTGATGAACACGAAGACCGATGTTTCCGTCGCCATCAGAAATAACGATATTGTTGTTAGTAGTGCGAATGTCTACGCTGTTTTGATTGCCGTTATAAGCGCCAAGAATTACGTTTTTTGATCCAGACGTAATAGCTTTTCCAGAACTCATGCCAATCACAGTGTTGTCACTGCCTGTAATCGCCTCTCCTGCGTCTTTACCAACAGCGGTGTTATTGTCGCCACAGTTCGCAGAAAGCGCAGACTTACCCACAGCAACATTTTCAGTGCCATCATCTGTGCCATCACCTGCAAGAGCGCCGATAAAAGTATTGTCTATCCCTGTAGTGATTGCAGTGCCAGCGTTGTATCCAACTCCTGTATTATAAGAATTAGTAGCTGTTGTGAAATTTTGATTTGCTAAAGTGCCATAACCAAGAGCGGTACTATAAGCGCCGCGAGTGTCACTAGTTAAAGCCCCCATGCCCAGAGCCGTATTACGGTCTGAGTCAGTCAGCGCGTCTCCAGCGAGAGCGCCAATAAGAACGTTGCTTTCTCCTACAGTAACCGCTACCCCAGCCTGATAACCCACCGCTGTGTTGTAAACATCAGTCGCCGTAGTGAAGTTTTGCGCGTTTAGAGTGCCTTGACCAATAGCAACCGTATTGCTGCCTAATACGTCTTGTTCTAATGCGCCACGGCCTACGGCTACATTTCGGGAGCCACCAGTAAGAGCTTCAGCTGCGTCAACACCGACGTAAGTGTTGAATTGACCAGTAGTATTAGATTTTCCTGCCTTACCACCAAGGAAAGTGTTGTCTTTACCCGTGGTATTTGCACCACCCGCAAGCCCACCAACGGCAGTGTTGTAAGTTTGTGTAGCCGTAGTAAAGTTTTGTGCCTCTAAACAGTTAATCCCTAACGCAGTGCTGAACGAACCTAGAGTGTCTGAACTCAACGCATTCTTACCCACTGCCACGTTGAAGTCGGCATCAGTGAGCGCATCGCCAGCTAGACCACCGACAAGTGTGTTACCTTCGCCTACGGTGATTACGTTACCCGCAGAATATCCGATGCCGATATTGTAATTATCCGTTGCTGTTGTGAAGTTTTGACTGCCTAACGCCTCATAACCGATGGCAATTGATCGGCTTCCCAAAGTGTCAAGACTGAGCGCCGCGTACCCCAAAGCAGTGTTACGGCCCCCTGCTGTCAAAGAATCAGCCGCGAGACCACCTAAAATCGTGTTTCGGATTCCCGTGGTAACATTTTCTCCAGCTAAGTAGCCGACTGCTACGTTGTAATGATTTGTAGCAGTGGTGAAATTTTGAACAGATAGAGCGCCGTAACCAATCGCAACAGCAGTTTGACCCAAAGTATCGGCGGTCAAAGCTGCTACGCCAACTGCCGTGTTCCGAACACCTTGTGTTAACGCATCCCCTGTTTGACCACCTATCAGAGTGTTGCTAGATCCCGTGGTAACTGCCGAACCTGCACTATGCCCGACCGCCGTATTCAACGAATCTGTAGCCGTAGTAAAGTTTTGGTTGGCTAAAGTTGTATGACCTATAGCAACACTTTTGCTGCCTAGAGTGTCTGACGTTAAAGCTCCATAACCCACCGCTACGTTTAGATCAGCATCAGTAAGGGCATCTCCAGCAAGACTGCCGATGATGGTGTTCTGGATTCCCGTGGTGACTGATCCACCAGCTTGATACCCAACAGCCGTATTGTAGGTGTCTGTGACTGTTGTAAAGTTTTGAGAAGCTAAAGCAACTACACCAACCGCGACTGATTTATCACCTTTTGTGTCGGCTGATAAAGAAAAAGCACCAAGTGCCGTATTGTTGTCACCATCAGTTAATGCGTCACCAGTTCCTGCACCAACCAAAACATTCTGTGTCCCTGTTGTTACAGAAAGTCCTGCCTGATACCCCACGGCTGTGTTGTAATTATTCGTATCACTATTTTGCGCAGTAAGAGCATTGTACCCAATCGCAACTGACCTATTGCCTGTATCTTCAGCATCTAAGGCGGCGTAGCCTAAAGCTACGTTTTCATCACCCGTAGTAAGCGCCGTACCCGCTTCGTCACCCACGACCACGTTGTAGTTGCCGCCAGAGGTGATGCTGTTACCTGCGTTGACACCAATACGGACATTAGAGGTGCCAGCGGTTGCAGTGATGAGGTCTGCGCCGTCTTCTATCGTTGTGTCGCCAGAGATAGCCACGGTGCCGTTGAAGTCCATCGCAGTGGCAGTCAGGTCAATCTCATCCGTCGCACCGAGCGACAAGACCGTAGCAGATGAGCCTTGTATGAACTGACTCGCGTCGTTGAACATCAGCTTGTTTGTTGAGTTCAACGTCAGACCAGATCCGTCTGTGTGCGTCAGCGTAGTGTCGCCATCCGCGCCAAAAGTGATGACTGCGCTGTCAGAGGTAAACGTCAGGTCATCGTCAATAAAGAGATCAGGAATAGACAGGTCTTGAAAGGCATCCACCATCGCGCCGCCTGATCCAGCACCGTCTGAATAGATCGCCTTGGTTTGACCATTGGCTATCGTGACCGTTGCGCCGCTGCCTTGCTTGATAATAATGTTTTGTGACCCGGAAGTGGCATTTTCTATGAGCCACAACTTGGAGACGGTGTTTGGGCCTATAGTGATGGTACAAGCACTATCTAGAGTGCCAGTGTATTTGAGGAAAATACTACGGCCAGGATCAGTGCTGCCATCAGCAATCGTCGTAGTATGCGTGTCGGCATTGGTTGTG